TGAAAAGTACCTTAAATCACTTAAATTACATAATACTACTGTCGCTCATAAGACAGGAGTTGATGGAGTGTATTTAACAGAAACTTGGATAGTTGAAGACCCTATTCAGGATAAGACTGCTTTATACGGTTTAAATGCACCTAAAGGAGCTTGGGCAGTATCTATGAGAGTAGAAGATGATGAATTATGGGAACGTATAAAGAAAGGTGACTATTTAGGGTTTTCAATAGAAGGTATGTTCACAGAACAAGAGGAATTTACCAAAGTTGAAATAGAAGCTATGGAAGAATTAGAAAGATTATTAATCAATTACAAGAACTAAGTTATGAAAGCTAAATATTGTAAAAGTAAAAGAACCTATACTAACGAATGTAATTGTGAAGATACTGCTAAATGTCCTGATTACTGGAAGCAAGGAATAGGCTCTTTAATAGAAGGGGGTGTTTCTGTCGTCACGAATGAAGATACAACTGTTACAAGTAATGATTCTTCTGGTGCATTGCCATCAAGTGAAGTTTTATCAAACGTAACAAATACATCTTCTCCAAGAACAACATCAAGTTCAAATGGATAAAAACAAAACAAAACAAATATAAATCGTTTTAGTTATATATTTATATAACAAGTAATTATAAAAATTATATGAGAAACCCAAAGGAATTGTTCGAATCTATAGTAAACTTATCTAAAGAAGTTTTAGGTTCGTCTAAAGTAGAAGAGGAAGTTGTTTTGGCTGACGAGGTTATTAAAGAAGAGGAGAAAGTAATTGAAGAAGAAGTTGAAACAAAGGAAGCTGTTGCTCCTGCTGATGAGACTCCTGAAGTTACTGCTCCTGTTGTTGAACAACCTGCTGCTGTATCTAAAAGTGAATTTGACTCTGCAATCGCTGAGATTAAACAAATGTACACTAAGGTATTAGAAAGCATCAGTCCATCACAACCACAAGAAATACCAGAAGCTTTATCTGAAGTAGTAACTGAAGAAGAAGTTGTCGAAGAAGTATTACTTGAAGAAGTAGTAACTGAAGAAGTAGTAGAAGTAGAATTAGCTGAAGAAGTTGTATTAGATGAATTAGTACACGATCCAGAAGCTTTAATAGAAAAGAAGGAAAAATTCCTTTATGCTCAGAACAGAGTTCAAACAACTGAAGACATTGTCTTCGAACAATTATTTAAAAATAAAAACTAAAAAAAAAGATGGCTACAACAACAAACATCACAACAACTTATGCAGGTGAAAAAGCAATGCCTTATTTACAAGCTGCACTTTTAGCTCCTAATACTATCCGTAATGGTGGTGTTACAGTTAAACCAAACATTAAATTCAAGCAAGTATTGAAGAAAGTTGCAATGAGTGACTTAATCAAAGATGGTACTTGTGATTTCACACCAACTGCTACTTTGACTCTTACTGAAAATATTTTAGAGCCTAAAGAGTTTCAAGTAAATTATACGCTTTGTAAGCAAGATTTTCGTTCGGATTGGGATGCAATTTCTATGGGTTTATCTGCAAATGATAGCTTACCACCAGATTTAGCTTCTTTTATTATAGCTAAGACTGCTGCTGAAATAGCTACTGCTAACGAGACTATATTATGGCAAGGTGCTGATGCTAACGAAGGTGAGTATGATGGCTTTGAAGCTTTATTTTTAGCTGATGCAACTGTAATTGACGTTGCTACTCCTATTGCTGCTGCTTCTGCAACTATCCAAGCTGAAATGAGAAAAGTAGTTAAAGCTATTCCTCAACCTATTTATGGTAAAGAAGATTTAAAATTATACGTTGCTTCTGACGTTTGGAGAGCTTATGTAAGTTCTTTAGCTTTAGCTGGTAGTGGAAATGGTTATAATCAACAAGGTTCTAATCAAGGATTTGATACTCTTCAGTTTGAAGGTGTAAATATCTTTATGGCTGCAGGTTTATCTGCTGGTAAAATGGTTGTTGCTCAATCTTCTAATCTATGTTTCGGAACAGGATTATTATCTGACCAAAATGAAGTGTCTGTTTTAGATATGGCTACTCTTGATGGTTCTCAGAATGTGAGATTCATAATGCGTTATACAGCAGCAGTCAACTATGCTTACGGTGCAGAGATTGTTTACTACAACGTAGTATAATTTAACAAATATTTGACATAAGGGGAGTGTAATAACTCCCTAATGTCTATTAATTTATAAAACATAAACAAATGGCTTGCGAAAACTTATCTTTAGGGAGATTAAAACCCTGTAAAGACAGCGTAGGAGGAATACAAGCAGTTTACTTCGTTAATTACGGAGATATTACTGCACTTACCTACAATGTAACCGATACTGATGTGATAGACACATTGGGAGGAACAGGTACTGAAGTGTCTGCATACAAATATGATGTTCATTTCGCTTCTTCATTAACACAGAATATCCAATCTTCTACGGAGAATGGTACTGTTGCTTTTGAACAAGTACTTGAATTATCAATGCCTAAATTAACTAAAGAGGATAACAAAGAAATAAAATTGATTTCTTACGGACATCCTCACGTAATAGTAGAAGACCAAAATGGTAATCTATTTGTTGCTGGTTTAATTAATGGTATGGAAGTAACTGGTGGTACTATCGCTACTGGAACTGCTATGGGTGACCTTAGTGGATATACTCTTACTTTAACGGGTATGGAGAAGATTCCTGCTAACTTTTGTGAAGGTGACTTCGCAACATTATTCGTTACACCTGTAGTAGGATTGTAATAGATAAATAATTTAGTAAAAGACAAGCTCCTTAACGGGAGCTTTTCTTGTTTTAGAAACAATACAGTTCTTTTTTAGTTATATAATATGAAGATAATAAACCCTTTATTAGCCACTAACACAGTAAGTGTTTTGCCGAGAGAAATATATACGGACATTGGTGTAACCTTATCTACATTAGTATTTGTTAATGAAGATACTGACTTGGTTACGACTATAGTTCCAAGTTCTGTTGACATCGTTAGTAACGATTTAGTCTTTAGTATAGAAGTTCCCGACTTCAAGGAAGGAGAACGATATACATTTAAGGCACTTAAACTAACCGAAGAGGTATTTAGAGGGACTGTATTAGTAACTCAATACAACGATACCAATTACACTATGAATAATAATGAATTTGTTATTGATACAAATACGGATTCAGATTCAATAAAAGTATATGAGTAAGAAAATAGAAAGTAAAAGACCTAATGTTAGTTTTGTAGAAATGGCAAACTACGAAAGACCAGAGGTTATAGAAACTGTTAATGAAGATTACGTTTCTTATGGATCTGATAATAATTACTATGGCGATATTATAGATAGATTCTTAGGTTCTCCTACTAACTCTCGTTGTGTTAATGGTATTAGTGATATGATTTATGGTAGAGGTATAGATGCTATTGATAGAAATATAAATATCGACTCTTATATCGAGATGAAGAAGCTTATAGATGAAGGTGAGCTAAGAAAGATTGTTGGAGACAGAAAGCTGTTAGGTAGTGGATGTATTAAAGTAAATTATAATAAAGACAAGACTAAGGTGATTGCTATAAAGCATCATCCTATGGAAACACTTAGGGCTGAGAAGACTAAAGATGGTGTTATAAAAGCTTACTATTATCATCCAGATTGGAAGAATAAGGTACAAGGTGACAAGCCTAAGAGAATACCTACATTCGGTAATGGTAGTGATAGTCAGACTACAGAGGTATATATTGTTAGACCTTATGTGTCTGGATTCTATTATTATTCTCCTTGTGATTATCAAGCGTCTTTACAATATAGTCAATTAGAGGAAGAGGTAAGTAATTACCATATTTCAAATATACAAAATGGATTACAACCTTCTTTATTAGTCAACTTCAACAATGGAGTTCCTTCTGAATCTATTCAAGCTGCAATGGAAACTAAGATTAAGCAAAAGTTTGGTGGTTCATCTAATAGTGGACGTTTCATTTTATCTTTTAATGAAGATAAAGAAACTTCTTCTTCTGTAGAGCCAATACACTTACCTGATGCTCACGCTCAATATCAGTTCTTAGCTGACGAAAGTAGAGAAAAGATAATGTTAGGACATGGAATTGTGTCTCCAATCCTTTTGGGTATTAAAGATAATACGGGGTTTGGTAATAACGCAGAGGAATTACGTACAGCTTCTATCCTTATGGACAATATAGTTATACGTCCTTTTCAAGAGAATATAATTGCAGGTTTAAATAAAATCCTTGCATTTAACAAAGTGTTCTTATCTTTATACTTTGTAACATTACAGCCTATTGAGTTTGTTGAATTAGACAACATAGAGACTTCTGTAGTTAAAGAGCAAGAGACTGGTGAAAAGTTATCTGCAGAGGGATTATCTTTAGAAGAAGAACAGGATGTCTTAGAGCAACTCTTAGAGGTCGGAGAGGTAATAGATGATAGTTGGGAACAGATTTATGTTTGCGATGCAGAAAGTGGTGTTAAATTAGCTAAGAACGATAAGTCTGTAGAGGATAAAGGGATATATAAAATAAGGTATCAATATTCACCCGTAAGAAACTCTTTAGATAGTAGAGGTTTCTGTAGGGGAATAGAAGCCCTTACAAAGGAAGGTTTAGTGTATCGTAAAGAAGATATTAATCAAATGTCATTTAGAGGTGTTAATAGACAGCTTGGTTATAAAGGACGTAGTTATAGTTTGTTAAAATACAAGGGTGGTGTTAATTGTCATCATTTCTGGAAGATGATTGTACTTAAGAAAAAAGGTACAGGTGAGGTTAATATTAATGAGGCAGTGAAGAAAGGACTTGTTATACCAAACAATCCTAATGAGATGCCTATAAGACCTACAGATATGCCAAATCAAGGTAGGATGTTAAATAAAATACGTAAATTAATTAAAAAATACATATAATGGCTAAAGCGTTATTTGCCTCAACAGGCTATGTTAAAAAGAAGTCTATTATAAGTGGTACAGTAGACCCTGATAAAATGTTGCAATTTATAGAGACTGCACAAGATATGCACATACAAAACTATCTTGGAACAACTCTTTATAAGAAGCTAATGAATTTAGTTTATGATGGTACTATTATAGATGCAGGAAATGAAAAGTATAGAGACTTATTAGATGATTACATTAAGCCTATGTTAGCTTGGTTTACACAAGCAGAGTTCATTCCTTTCGCTGCTTACACAATAAGCGAAGGAGGTATGTCTAAACATCGTTCTGAGAATAGTGATTCATTAGATAGAATTGAGATAGCTGGTCTTGCTACAAGAGCAAATGATAAAGCTTCTTTCTATGCTGAAAGATTCATTCAATTTATGTGTGATAATTCTAACTTATTTGCAGAGTATAACGAGGGTTCTCAAGATATGAATCCTGACAAGGAAGTAGATTCGTTTGGTTGGTATTTAGGATAGTTAAACTTTAATAGAAAGAGGGGTATATGAGTAAAGATAATATAAATAAATATAAGTTAAAAGAGCAATATCCAACTAAATTGGATTTGTTCATAGAGGACTTAGATAATAATACAAAAAAAGAGATAGAAAATGGGAGTAACTCTAACAGGTAAAACGATAAAAGACACTTATAAAGGTCTTATTAAGCTTGAAGATAACGCTGCTTTAACAACAAGTCTTAAAAGGCTTACAGATGGATTTGGTAACGATACTGCTATGGCACTTAGTAAGGATTACGGATCGTTTAAAGCTTTGGTTAATGAACAAACTAATTCAGAAATAGATGCTGATGCAGATGGCAATGTTGTCGTTACGAGAGATTACTTTAATGCTCACAAGGGTAAGGATTCTTTTGCACAATCTTTTTCAGGAGATGGTACACAGTCATCATATACGATTACACATCCATTCGGTATATACTCTGAGGTAATGC